GTTTTTCTAATTGTGTAATTGATTCATTATATTGTTTTAATAATTGAACTTGGGCATCTTCTGTGCTACCATATAACCAATCCAGTGCTCTTTGATATACTTCCCACGCTCTTTGTAATGCTTTAATCATTTTAATCAACGCAGGGATAACATTAACAGCAAAGTCTTCAAAAGTATGTTTTAGTAAAGTTATTTGGTCATTAAATTCAGCTGCTTGTCTTGCTTTTTCATCACTCCACTCTGAATTGGTTTTCTTCATTGCTTCTTCTAAACTTCCAAACATTTGAATAAGTGAAACACCTTCACTATCCATCAATTTCATAGTCAAGCGAGTTTTATCACCACTATTTTCTAATTGATCAATCGCTTGTGCTATCTTCATGAACTGTTGTTCTAATGGAAGTTTAGCTAATTCAGCAGCACTCAACCCCAATTCTTCTAAAGCGTCTTTTGCAACACCTGTCCCTTGGGCAGCTTCAGCTATTCTTCTTTGAGCTCTTTGTAATGCCATTGTTAATGTATTGAATGATATACCTGATAAGTCAGCAATCTTTCGCAACTTATCCATCTCTTGTGCCCCAATTCCAAGTCTTCTGTTTAATTTTTCAAGTTTATCACCATAATCAACAGTCTTTTTAGCTAAAGCAACAAACCCAGCTGAAAGTCCCACCAACGAACCAACCACAGTAGCTTTGATTGCTCTGTCTAGATTTTTAAATCGTGTGGTTACTTTGTCTGCGGAAGTTGTTGCGGATTTTTGAAACTTATCAATAGACCTGATCGCGCCTTTCTCATCAACAGTAATGGTATATTTTATATTTTTATTTCCTGTTGGCATATAGCTATCCCCTATTAGTCCGCGATTCAGAAAGAGCAGTAGTGATAAATATAACTAAACTATGAAACAAATCAGAATATTCATCTTGTTTGTATCCCTCTGACTCTAAAACATTTTTTATTGAATTAGTATTAATACCTCCCATTCCATCAAGAAAAACTTGCATGCCGTACTTCTCAATTAATCCAATACATACCCAGTTGTTTTCATCTAATTCTACGAATCCAATTTTACATTCTTTACAAATAGTGATCTTGTTCTTCTTGTCATTCATGTTGATACAAGTTTCACAAGAGATTTTATCTTGACCTCTAAATGCAAATTTCACGTATTCTATTAAATTTTTTTTGATGGGAGGTTGATAATATCTTCATTCATAGTTTTACTGCACTCGCAGATAAAGGTTGCCAACTCATCACTGAAGTCTAATATAAACCTTTTATTTTCTTCATTACATTTGATTGGTTTATTATTCTCATCTACTATTCCCTTCCAATCGACCAAGCAATATTCTGCTTGTTTCATAATTATCTCAATTATATTAGTTCCGGAAGGAGAAAGAGCTCGTTCTGAAAGTGGAAATGGTTTGATAAGAAACGAAACATCGTCATCAAATTCAAACCATTTATTTTTCATTTTCTTTCTATTAAAAACTATCATAATAATACCCCCGTATTAAGTTATGCGTCCACTCGTGTCCAGTTTTCTGATACCTCAAATGAAAACTCAACAGGAATAATTTCATTTTGTGCTGCACTTGTATTATATGAAGTAATATAAACTTCAGTTCCAAGGAAGTGAACTGTAGCATCAATGTAAAGTCTAAAGTCAGTTACAGCAGTTCCATCTTCATATGCTGATAGTAATGCTTCTTGACCATTTGTATCTGTTACATTTAGATAACCTGATACAGTCCCAGCTACATTTCGAGTACCCATACCATGAACTTTATTAAAAGTATCACCGAAAATAGGTGCTTTCAGAGCATCTTTAGTATCATTCAATGTCCAAGACGCCAAATCAGCTACAAGAGTAGTTCCTAATTTACAACTTGCATTTGTTCCAGATAATGTTGCCATTTTTAAATCTCCTATGATTGTTTATATCTTACTTGTATTTCTATTTGACCGATTGCCGCCTGGTCCTGACTACCGCCAGTGTATATAATAGAATCTCCTAATATCACATCATTAGTATATGTAAAATGAGTTGACTCTAAAAAATTTTCAACATCTTCAACCATATCATAAATATCAGATGTATTTGTTAAACCATCAGTTGAATGATAACAGTAAATGTAGAAATAAAGTAACCTATATCTGCTTCGAGTTCCTTGTTCATACCCTTCTATTTCATCCTTGTATGCCCAATAAGCAATAGAGGGTTTTAATGAAAAGTCTTCCCATAGATAAATTCCATTTCTAACTTCAGTAACATCCGTATTATAACCGGAAGCAACATTAAGATTTTCTTGAAGATCGAGTTTGAATTGATCTATTATAGTTCTCCTTGTTGTTGTTTCCATTATTTAACCTCTCTATTAATACTATCAGTTATAATGTCATTTATTTTATCTATATTTTCTTCAATTGACGGTCTTAAAAAAGGTCTTGGAGGAACACGCCCATCTCTCGACCCCAATTCATGAACTGGAGCATAAACAACATCAGAACCAACTGCACCAACTACAACATCTCTATAATTGTTGACATTGACTTGTATTGATGATCTTAATCTTCCTGATTGAACTCGAAGATTACCAGGTGTGCCGAATCTCTTTTTAGCTGCTCCTTCTACAAGAAACATTGCTTTCCTAACTCCCTCTAAAGTTCCAGTTCTAAACTCCTCATCTAATTCATCTACTTCCTTTAATGATTTTGGATCTACTTCCATTGATATCTTCATTAATAGACTCCAGTCCCAAGATATCGCTTCAATATAGTAATTGTATCTGCTAATAAACCATCTGCGACTTTGGTAATCCCTCCGTCGATAGATGTTCTTGATAATACATCAACATTCTCACGTTTCTTGAATTTCCTTACAACTTCTTCAATACACGCTTGTTTTAAATCACCGGGGATTGTATCATAACCTGCTGTATAAACTATCTTAATATTTCTAATCCCTTCACGAAAGTAATTATCTTTCATAACAACTCTATCATCAAGAATGGCATAATTACCTGCCGCAAATGTGCTATCAGCTCCAAATGTCCATTCTGAATCTTGTTTGATTGAAGTTATTGTTTGAATAGGTCTTTGATCAAGAAATAATTCTTGGTTTCCTTGTCCTGAGTAATATTCGGTATATGTCTTTGTTTTGAATTGAGTAACTTTGCAGTAATTATGAAATAGATCAGAAATTCGAGTAATTAAATCCTCTAATGTATCATCCACACCACTTTGACTTCCTGTCATACCCATATATTCTTTTACTTCGTCCAATGAAGCAAGGTCATAAGTGGCCATATTAAAAGTCTCCTGTATATGCTAAAAATTTCAAAGCATATTTATATTCATTAAAATATGTTTTTTGATGGCATTTTAAACATAATGTAATTCCGTTCCATAATTCAAATTCAAATTCTGGAAAATCAATAACTCTAAATATATGATGTGAATTTAATTTATTACCTATTTGATTACACATTTGACATTTATAATTATCCCTCTCAAAAATAGTAGTTCTCCATTTAATATATTCTGGAGTGAATGTTCTTATATATTTTGGATTTCCACCTTTCCAATTTGGGTTTTTATCTCCACATTGCCATCCTTTTAATCCTTTATTCCAAACATCATAATTCTTTTTTATTCCTTTTAATTTATCAGAAACTTTTTTAGCAATCTCTGAATTTTTCATATGATGATTCGGATATTTCTTACCTGTTAATCCTTTCTTTATTTTATCTATATGTTCTTTAGATTTTGGTTTATTTTTTAATTTATTAGAAATTTTTCTAACTCTTTCACTTGTTTCTTTGGTTAAACCTTTATTCCATGGAACACGTCCTTTTTTAGCTCCCATTATAACCTCCTTGACTGGTTAAAGAGGGCGGGGTGTGGTCAAGGCACACCCCATTACTTCCGTCGAACCCTCATTTACTATTACGCAGTTTTCATATTCACAAAGTGATCTGCGAAAATTGGAGCACCTGCTAAACGCATATAGAATCTAAACAATAGTTGATGTTGTTTGAATTCTGTGCCTGCCCAAGGGTTAACTTCGATAGCTGTGCTAAGAGCATTTACACCAAGAGCATAATTTTTCATATTACCGAAAACAATAAAATCACTTGATGTAGCATCTGTTCCAGTTAGTGATTCTACTTCTGCAAATGGGTAACCGATAATTGAACGAGCGTCATAGTTTAATAGCGGAGAATCAGATTGTCCGTATTTAAGATCCATGACCCATGGCATAAGAGCTTTATTCAAATACCATTTTGCGCCTGTACGTCTAATACCAGTTAAACTAAATGCTGCATCGAAGAAGTTTCTTGAAACCATATCTTCATATGATATAGCATTATTAGCTGATCCAAAAGTAACATCAGTAGAACCAGCACCTAATAGAGCTGTAAATGGTGCTGATGTTCCATTAAATACTTCATCATCAATTGTTTGACCAGCTGCTTCAACAGCGTCACGAGTAACATAAGAAACGATGTCTGTCATAGCGTTGTCTAGCAATTCTTGGGAAATTTTACCCCATAGACCAAAACGACCAGCAGTCAAGTTAACATCTGCTGAACCAGGTTCAGATTGAGTTGAAGCTGCTTCTTCTGCTGCATAAGTTAATGATACAGAAGTTCCTTGTGAAGGAATGTTTAAAATATTATGAGCCATTGGGAATCTACGAGCATCTTGCAATGCCACGGAAACCAAACGTGCTTTTTCAATAACTGTGCTGTACCATTCTTCTGGCACATATTCCAAACCCTGACCGGTATCTTGTGTGTTCATAGCTGCTTTTACAATATCAGGATTCTTGCTATAAGGTGCGAAAGCGTCGATGACTTCTTTTACAACTGCGTCACGTCTTTTTTCGTCTTTAGGTAAAAGATCTGATTCATCAAGACCTTGTCTCTTAAAGTTATATCCTTTATACATATCTGGGGCACCAACTTTGAAATTTGAACCCAAGATAGATGCATCTTTAGCAGGAGCTGCTTCAAGAGTAGCAATTTTTTCTTTCAACTCGGCGTTTTCAGTTTTAACTTCATTAACTGCGTCGAGAATTTCTTTATTAGCTTCTTTGATTAAATCAAGAGCTGCTTTTTTCTTTTCGTCCATTTTTTTGTCCTCTTTGTTATAATTATTAATCATTCCGCTGATTAGATTATACAAGCTCCCGCTTCTGAATCTCCTATAACGGTTTGATATATTTAAAGACCCTTATTTAGAGTCATTTAAACCCAATACATCGTAAATCATTTCATACAGATCCTTATCTTCCTCTTTTGTTTCTGTAGGTTCAAAATCCCACAACCAAGAGTAAGGATCATCTTCTTTCGCTAATGTTTCAATTGTTTGTTCCGAGTTTTCAGTTGTGAAGTCGGTTTCTACTTCTTTTTCTTCCTTAACTTCTTCCTTAACTTCCTCACCTGGTTCGTCACCAATCAAATCTTCTAAGAACAATTGAATCTCTTTAATTTCCAAATCATCAACAACTTCGTCTTGAAGAGCTTTCACAATACCCTTTGATTGAACAACTGCTGCAGCATTTGCAGGAACTGGAACAATACTAATTTCATATAAATTAGAAGATTTGAAATCCCAACCCTGAGTCTTTTCCAATCTGACTGCATCGTCCCAATCAGGTCTAAAACCAATTGATAATGATTTTATATATTCCCCCTTCACTAACTTGTATATAGAATCACCCATAGAACTTACTTCAGGTTCAGGGAATTGCATTTTGACCATCAGTTTCTTTCCATCCTTCCAAATTTTAGTTGTTTTAGCAATTGGAAGTGATCGTGAATCATGAGCAAATAAAACAACCGGATTTTTCTTATAATCTTTGATGTTAATACCTTCGATTCTAACAATATCACCATCTCGATCAGCAATTTCCTTTGAAGCTATTGCTGTAATCTCACGTTTGTCCTCATTTAAAGATTTAACTTCAATTACATTTGATTTAAAAATTTTTTCTTTCATTGTTATATACTCCTATTGTATTTTAGAGCTTCTTCTAATAAATTTTATTAAAGGCGATTAAATTAATCATCTATTAATTGGCGATGTAAGGGGACAAACTACAACGACAATTAACACTACTCTCACCCGGATATGTCTCTCCACTTGGAAATGTTGATCCAACTGGTAGAGGTCCTACTGCTGCATTTGCTACATGCTCATCTCGAACATCTCCATCACCTGCGGTTAACCATTCAACTTGAGGAACACCATTTTCTTTGTATTCTTCAAGTGCTGCTTCATTCATTCCAGATGTAACTTCAGTTCTTGCAATAGTTGTTGCTCTTTTCTTTGCTAATGAATAAACATCCTTAATTCTATTAGCAATATCGTCAATTGTTTCACCTTCTCTAACACCTTCATGTATATTCATTTTAATTTGATTCCAAATAGTATCATTTATACCTGAAAGTTTATTCATCTTTTGTAATATGAGACCTTGGTTTAAAACTATATCTCTATCAACACCCATCGCTTCTAAACCAAACTCTTGACCGTTTTCAATAACTGTTTTCATAACTGGAGTAATTGCTTTAACTAATTCTTTATTTTCTTTGTCCCACATATCATTAACTCTTGAATATACATCATTATAATCTTCTGCTTTAGCTGTTTTTGTTAAATTTCTTAATACAGCTCGCTTTTGCATCTCAAAATAATTATAAAGTTTCTTTTTCATCACTCTTTCGAGTTTTGTATGGCGTCTTAGAAACCTTTTCTTATTTCTTGTTTGTCTTGCGGTCTTTGTATTTATCTTTTTATGTTGTGAATCCCATTCTTTTGTTAATGATTTCATTTCTGAAGAATCAAACCTTACATCGTCATCAATATTAATAAGGTTCATCATTACATATTTATCATCACCATTATCTTCATCAACTGGGAATCCAAGATCGAATCTTTCATTCAGTTCGTTTCTTGAATAACCAATTTGAGCAAGTTTCCATACAGACTCGACTTCTTCCTTGTATAAGTTCTGCAATACAGGAATTTTAGTGAAATCGAATTTAGCAGTTACCGTCTGATCAATTTCCCAGATCAAATCTGTATTTATTTTCGCTTCAAGTCTTAATAGGAATGGTTGAATAGTTAATTCCCAGAAGTTTCTTTCTTGAACCTCTGCTGTTGCTCGATTTACATTTTCAGTTGCACCGAATACCGCTTTAGGCACACCAAATGTCTCAAGGATGATATCTCGAGTCATAACCCTTGATTCAATAAATG